AGCGGCATTCCAAGTATTAGAAGCATAGTCAGCAATAGAACTCGCAGCGTTAGAGACAACATCTGATACTTTATCAAATGAGTCATCTACACCAGTAACAACATCAACAAGTTCCTTACCTGCTTCTTTAAAATCCTCTACCGCACCTACGAAGTCAAAACTAAATACTTTTTGAATAGCACTACCCAATAATCCTGCGGCTTCTATGGCACTATTAAAGCGTTCTATGAGGTTATCTTGTATTGCCTGACCTAAGTTCTTTAAAGACTCTACTGGGTCGCTAAATATCTGCTTAAAATAACCCGTGATAGTTCCAATGTTACTATCTAAGAAGTTAAAGAAATCATTGAACGCTAATGATAAAGCCTCGAAGGTTGTGTTGAAGAAATCCGCTACCTTTTGGTTCTCTTCGAATACCTCTTTAAGTTTAGCAAACGCAGCCAACAAAAGACCTATACCGATAGCTTTTATAGCAGTTCCAATCTTCTTGATTCCATTTGCAGCAGAACCAGATGACTTCTCAATGTTCTTAATACTTGTAGCGGTATCTTTGTTTTGTTTCTTTACTTGGTCATTCAGCTTTTTGTTCTCCTCTTCAATCTTTGAAAACTCTTTCTGAAATTCATCAAGATTCTTTACCGCCTCTTGGTATTTTACTTCTATATCTACAACTACCTTTTTTGCCATCTTACTTCTTTTTTAAATACATTGAATGTGTCTCTTAGTGTCTCTGGTAAATAATACTTACCCTTTGCTATCCGTATGGTTTCTGTTTCTCCTTTAGCGTATGGGAGCAGTTCTAAGATGTTCTTTATCATACTATATTGATTAATTCGATTTCGCTTTTACCACTTGTTAAATCAGTCGTGATTGAGTTTATCTTATACGCTCTATCTCCTATTATAAATGTGTCTTCGGGTTTATATTGGGTTAGAATCTTAATCGGTAAATAAGCGGTAACTTTTAGAATCCTTGTCTGAGCATTAAACACTGACTCAATGTAATTAGCATAATACTCTTGAAATAAAGTATCTTCATAAATAACACCTTCGTATTCGTTTAACTCCGCCTTGAAGTTTATGTTGGAAGAATCTGTTGCAGCTACCTTATCAACTGAATTACTTGGAATAAAGTAAGTGGTTATGACATCCCTTGTAGAGCCATTATAGATGTATATATTATTCCCCGAACTTGATACTGGATAAAACACTAATGGTAGACCTATGTATGGGCTTCCTGAGCCATCTGTGTTTATTTTATCAACCATCCAACCCCATTGAATCGTGGTTAATCCGCTTCCTATTTGATTTCTCATACGCTCATACTTCATATGCTCAAAAGGAATACTTACGCTATATGTCTCTCCATCGTACTTAGCATCTAAGGCATATTGCTCTGTTGCCCAATCAAGATTGAATTGTTCTTTATGATTTTGAGCAAGTAAAGTACCTAATCCTTCGTATTTAAAATCAATCTGTTTAAATAGCGTAGAAGGCACGACTGATGACTGAGTCATATCTACATACTCTGTTATGTCAAAAGGATTTCCAGATGCATAGAAAACGCTTAGAGGCTTAACAACTATAACACCGTTGCTTTCGTAAGCAGTAAGGTTAAACATCTTAAATACCGCAGTCAAGAAGTCTATAATCTTCATCTTTGGTATGTTGTCTGATATAACCGTAAAAGAAGATGCACTCAATGAAATATCTGTCTCTAAAGACCAATCGTTAGTTTCTACCGAAGAACCATTCTCATATCTTGTTGCTCTGTAATAGGTGTGAGTTACGGGAGCAGTTGCACTTGATATTAAAGTAAAGCTATTATCAGGCATTATTTCAAACTCCTGATAGCAATCAACAAGAATATCTGGAAGAAGTATTGTATAAGAAGTAAACCCAGTAAGAGTACCAGTCTCAAAGTTTACAGAGCCATTTATCTTAGAACGAACTTTAAAAGATGCTGAGGTACTATCTACTACTACAAAGAGTCTATTCTTATACGCTATATTATCTATACCTCCTGTGTTCGTATAGTCAAATCTTGACCCTCCATTCTCTACAGTTATGTACTCAAAATCATCGAAATCTTCAAATCCTTCTATCGCTACATTTTGATTCTGAGGTGTAGTAATTGCACCTTTCTCTCTATGTAACCACATATAAAGATTGTAGTAATTAGTTTCAGATGAATCAAAGAAGTCATCAGAGAATGTTATTCCGTATTTCTCTTGAATAGCTAATACCAAACAATGTAACTTGATAGCGTATTTTAAAGATGTCCAAGTTCCTCCATAACCAGAACTCGCTAAGTTACCTTGAGCAATCCCAAATGATGAGTTATAAAACCATTTCTCTTGTGCGGATATAAGTGGACAAATAATAGCATCCGTAATCCCATTCTTATCAATACCACTTGATAAAGCAGTTTCAATAGTGGTAGGGTTATAGGCAATATCGTAAGCACTTAAGTCTAAAGAGTCTAATTGGTCTTCTCCAACCAAGTCTTTAAGCGTAACTGTGTTTCCAAAGAATGTTACTTTATAAGCGAATGGTGCGTTGTCTTTTAAATCTACACTTTCGAGTTTTATCTTACCCTCTCTAAATGTTTGGTGGTTTATCTCGATTATTGCGTTTACCTTGAATCTTGCATCGAACCCACCTACAACATCAGGGTTATAATAGTGCTTGAATATCTTGTTGTTTGTAGTCGAAGCAGGTAAGTTAAACGATTGAGAATAGTCCGTGAACACCTTAGCAATGTCCTTAACATTCTGAATAGTTGAAGTTATCTGAATGGTCTCATCTTGAAACAAGTCCACTCTCTGTCCTTCGATATATAACTGAACCTCTTGCTTCATTATCGGATGTTGTTAATCTTATCGTATGCGTACTCGAAATCTAAAGTGTAATCAACCAACTTATCATTCACACTTGTTTTGTAAGTCAAACTATTGCTAACTACATTAAGCGGAAGAACCAACTCCTCATCGGTTAGCTTAGTCATCCAAACTTGCTCCGATAACATAAGTTGTCTAATCACTTCGTTATATTCCTCAGAGATATAACCAGTATTCATAGTGATTCTCTCTTTTCCGTTCTTACTTAGTATTGTGTTTTGATGATTGCTTATACCATAACTAAGAGTCGATAAGTCCATAGTAGAACGCTTATACGAATCTTGAGTTGTTGTGATAGACTCTACTGATTTCTTAAAGAAGTACATATCTTGTAATGCTCCAAACTTATTCAAGAAGGTAACCTTATACGGAGTGTATTTAGGCTCACATACAGAAATGATTTTAACGATGTCTACACCACTATCAGTAGCCACCCATAGTTCATCTACCAACCCTATATCTAAAGTGTCTAAGAACGCTTTTAAACAAGCTGTATCCTCAAGTACACCGCCAGTAGACAAAACTCTTTCTTTAAAGTTATCCGAATTATCATTTCCACTAACACTCACATAGTCAATCTGAGCATTTGAATTAGTAGAACTTGAAATAGTTTGAGAACGCTTAACCTCTCCGTTGTAGAAATAAGTTACCGAATTGGTAATATCCGTATCTACTGGTACTCTAACATTATTGTCATCAAGTCTGTAAATAATTCTATTGGACATTAAAAGACCCTCGTTTAGTTGAGGATTGACTCCATCTTCAAAGTATCCGTACCCCGAGTAAGCGATGTAATCGTTATTATTGCTTGATGTTCCAGAAGTGAGCGTTAAAATAGTGTCTAATTCCACCCATACTGCCTGACTCGTGTAAGTGCCATCAAATGAAGTATCAAGATAATCCTTTACAAACTCTGATATTTCAAACACCACATAAGTGTCCGCACCTTTAGGGTACTTTACTAAAGTGTATTGTGGGGATGCTGGTTTGTCAGTTGAAAAAACACCTTCGTATATATATAGGCTTAAAGTAGCGTACGATAAATTAACATCGCTATACTTTCTATAAAACGGGCTTCGAACATTTATTTTTGTACTCATCTTGTAAAGTCTAAAAAGTCATCTATATCTAATGCAAATCTTTCTGTAATATCTTCGGGTAATCTTAAAAACGCTTTCTCAAAAGGCTTAGTAAAAAATAAAGAAGGCTTTATACCTTTCTCGTAAACACTCTTTTGTAAAATGAATCCTATCGTTCTATAATTACCTTTCTTAAACTTGCCTTTCTCATCTCTTAGTCTAATCCCTCTTGCCTTTGCCCAATCCGCTAATGGTTGCATTGGAGGCTTCTTATTCGAGTATGAGTATATTGTGTTGTATTTCTTTTTCGTACCACTTACCCCCTTGTCCTGAAACTCTCCATAATCAGCCATATAAAACTCTAAGCTGAACGAATTAGGACTAACATTCAAATCATATCCCAAAGAGTTATAAAGGTCAGCAGATACATTCTTTCTCCCCTTAGTTAAGTTTGTCCTCGATTGCTGAATGACATACTTAGCAAAGCGGTTAAGTTCATCTTGCGTTCTCTTGAAATCAGCAGACATTAATATCGTTTTGAATCATTACATCGAATGTTGCAGTCCATCCAGCTAACTCGTTCTCGAACCTATCCTTAAAAGGCTCTAAGGTTACATCTCCTACCACTTGATAAAGGTCTCGGTATAATGTTCCGATTCTTAGTCTTTGAATCAACTTATTAAGAACTGCGAGTTGCGTATTGAACACATCTTGCTCGTTATTGTTGCCCACGAATCTATCTACGGTTTCCTCTTTGCTTTGGTCTACAATATCCATCGATAAGATACTGATGTTAAACGATAGTGTATTTTCTCCGCTTGTAACTGAGTTTACTATCAAATGAGAAAGTGGAAATATACTTTGCTTGTATAAATCCACCTCAGTAATGTCTCCGAATGTTACTGTGTTTACATCCTCATCGTTTAGGAGTTGTTCCTTAATCAAATCGGTGAGTAAATAAAATCCTCTTATTCCCGTGTTCATATCTTACTTTTAATTTGTCTTGCTTCTATATCGTTCTTCTCTTTCAAAAATGACAACATCATAAAACACTCGTGAGCGGTTAGTTTAGTGATATTCTCAAATCTTGTAATATCCCCTTGAGCGAGTGAGTAAATTGATTGATACCAACCCCACTTTTGTCCGAACTGAGATACTGCACTAAGCGTGTCTCCTGAGACTCCTCCAAATAGTTCATCATAGCTTGAGATAAGTCCATCCCTAAATGGTAAAAAAAAAGCACCGAACTTATAACCGCATCCATTGGCATATCCTTCATTACATCACCATCACCAGCTTCGTAGTCTGCGATGTTGTATCTCTCTCCGTATTTATCTTTGATAGGTCTGTATAGAACTGCCATTGCTCTGTGCATATTCTCCCAATCACCTAAGTAGGTATCTAAGTCAATGTATTCACCAAGACTTATCTCATCTAAGTTTGGAATGAATCCGTACTCCACACCTTTCATCTTGAACTTACGAACTAAGGAAGGTTTAGAATCAAACATCTCTGACAAGATTACGGTGATAGCGTTTACATCACTCATCTTCATTTTCATCGTGTCTGTGAGTTTAATCCCACAAAAGATTTCAAGCATCTTGCTTTGTAGGAACTTCTCATCAGTTTCATTATCTTGTATCTTGACATACCTCTGATATTGGTCAAGAGTAATCTCAGATAATTCGCTTGGTATAATAACTTCAATCTTCATAACTATATAACGATATTTTAGACCTATTTTAAAACAAAAAAGGGACAACATCTCTGCTATCCCCTCTCTGACTAAAAATTAACCTTAACTAAATTGATTGTATTGCTGAACCTAATAACATAAATCCTATCATTACTATCATCCCTACTGCGTAAAAACTAAGCAAGTAAAAGATGTTCATTGGGTCTCTTTGTAAAAACTTTTTCATATCTGTCTTGTTTATTGATACAAATATACTAATCATTTTTAATCTACCAAACTTTTTTTATCTGATTGCGTATGTTCCGTAATTTGGTTTGCTTAGTACATTGTAAGTCGCATACCTAAACGCATCTATTAAGTGGTCGTTTCCATCTTGTGGAATGTTGGTTAGTTTACCACTTCTGTCTTCTATCCATTTGTAGTTTCTCATCTCTTGGACAAAGTTATCCCCTATGACATTTAGCTTATGTCTTTTGAGTACATCGATTCCTGCGTGAACAGAGTTAGCACCTTTCTTAGTTGGTCTGATAGGTATTCCCATTCTTCTGAGTTCTTCTATGATTTCAGGTCTCGCTGAGTCCGCATAGATTATACCTTTCAACTCTACTTCTTTAAGATACTTCGCTATATCATAACCAGTCATCCCAGTTCTATATAACATCTCTTTTGCGTATAGACTATTCTCTTTACGATACACCTCAACATAAGTAGTAGGGTCGTTATATCCGAAGTCTAATCCAGCAGATAAGAACTCCGCATCCTCTGGAACTTCTGATTCTTGGAACTGAAAGATAGTTGCTTTAGATATTCCCCTTTGACCAAGTCCGTAAATCTGCCAATAAGTCTCATCGGTTTCTTTAAGTCTTTCTATCTCTTCTACGATAGCCGAATCTAAGAATGGATTGTCTTTATAGGTGGTGATATAAAAGTCGCAGTCTTCTCTTGTTTGAACCTTGTCATATATCCAAGAGTATTCATCCGATGGGTTAAAGTCTAAGATGATTCTACCCGATGTTCTAAATACTAATTGTTGCCAATCCTCGTATGTTAGTTCGTTAGCTTCGTTAATGAATAGCAAATCTCTTTTCCTACCTCTGATTTTCTGAGGTTGGTCTAACGATATAAACTCGATGAGGTTGTCGTTTAAGATGTACTCGTTAGCACTCTTAGAATGGTTGTCTTCTGAGTAGAGTTCATACTTCCTTAGAATATCAAAGAAATCCCTCATAACAGTTGCACGAACCGATGGGAATGTCTTTCTAACTATTGTGATGGTTTCTCCAGTATGGTTAATTGAGTACCTGAAGATAATCCACATTAATATGTTGTAGGTCTTTCCAGAACGAGTACCACCTTGCTCGGCAATAATCTTCTTATCAGATATATCTAAATGCTCAAAGACAACATTAGTCTTTAGTCTCATTCTTTATAATTTCGATTTCAAATAACTTCTTTCCTTCTGAACCAGTTATCTCTTGTCTTTCTACATATCCTCGTTTCTTACCTTTTGTCTTTAGGTAGAATATGAGTTCAGGTGTT